TAATGAATTCATACCAATATGGGAAAATGAGCAATATTTAGTTGACAAATACGAAGTTATGGGATATAGTTATATTAAGAACTATGATAGCGCAGACGGCTTTCTCAAAACACCAAGACTTGGTTTTATGGTAAAATAAAGGAGTACAAAAATATGGCAGGTGACACACTATTTGCAGAAAAAGCAGGAAAAAACTTGAAAGCAGAGATTTTTGAAACAAAAAATGGATCTGGCATTCGGTTTTTTATTGATGAAGAATTTCTCAAAGAAGAAGTCTATGAAGACAAGTCAATTCATTGGGCAAGATCGGCAGCAGAAAATTGGCTGGATGGCGTAAAAATTCTCAATGGCTAAAAATAAATTCAAAAAGGGTCACGAGTAGCAAATGATAAAAACAAGAACACCGGACAGCATACACCAAGAAATTTCTAAGATGTTATCAAATGGCGTTACATATATTGATGCTATTGTTGAATATGCTAAAAAGAATGATCTTGAGATAGAAACTGTAGCTGAAATTGTAAAGCGTTCTTCGGTGATAAAAGAGAAGATACGTGAAGAAGCATTGAAAATGAAATTGGTGAAACGCGATGACAATAGGGATATCACAGAGTTATGCTAACGAAAAATCTTTCAAGGCTTACATAGATTATCTTGCTCTGAAAAAGCACTTTACATCAAAGGGCTATGACTACCACAAATACAACGGAAAAGTAAAAGCTTCGTTTGAAACTTTTAGAACGAGACCTGACGTGTTTTTCTTCTTCAAACTTTCTTCAAAGAAAGACTACAGAAACATGCTCATATCAAATATGGTAAAAAACCCAAACGTCTGGATCAGAGAAGTGATAGACGAACAGGGTGTGAATACCTTCAATGACTGGCAAAAAAGAATTGAGTCTTTGTCATATACATTTAAGACAGAACTCAATAAACTGAAGGAAGATTATAAGGATAATTTCGTTGTACCAGCTGGTCAACATCCACACCTTATCACGCTTTACCTTCAAAAACAAATATCATTAGAAACATTTACAATTCTTTGTCACGTATCGAAAACTTTTGACTATTGGGAGAAAGAAGTTGTTGACAAAATCGTAGCTTATGATATAATAAAACTATCAAGGAAATATTATCCTTTCCTTGAGATTGACGAAAAAAAGTTTTCTAAAATTATCAAAGAACGGTTTTTTTGATATAAATATTCGTACAGCAATAAAGCTGTACACAACGCAATATATCGCAATATAGGAGATACTACCATGTCAGCATTTGATGCTCTCAAAAACAATCGCAAAAAATCCCTCGATAAGCTTAAAGGCCAAATTGATAAATTGGCTACAAAAAGCTACGCAAATCCCAATGCAGATAAGTACTGGAAGCCGACGCGCGATAAAGCAGGCAATGCCTTTGCAATTATCCGGTTTTTACCTGGAACTGATCCGTCTGGCGAAGAAGCTCCTTTCATTCGCACATGGGATCATGGCTTCCAAGGTTCTACTGGTCTTTGGTATATCGAAAAATCCCTCACTACAATCAATAAAGATGACCCAGTTTCTGAGTTAAATACACAACTCTGGAATTCTGGTGTTGAAGATGATAAAGAACAGGCTCGTAAACAAAAGCGTCGCTTGAAGTATGTATCTAACATTTACGTAATCAAAGACGGTGCAAATCCTGATAATGAGGGTAAAGTCTTTCTTTATGAATATGGTAAAAAGATCTACGATAAGATCAATGACTCAATGTTCCCTCAATACGAAGATGAAGAAGCAATGAACCCATTCGATATGTGGGAAGGTGCTAACTTCCGTCTTAAAATTCGTATGTTCGAAGGCTATCCGAACTACGATAAGTCTGAGTTTGATTCACCCGAGCCATTGCTCGATGATGACGACAAGATGGAAGAAATCTTCAATCAACAGCACTCTTTGCAAGAACTGCTTGATGAAAAGAACTTCAAATCTTACAGTGAATTGAAGACAAAGCTTTACCGTGTTCTTAACTTGTCTGGAAATTCTATCAATGCATCAAAAACTGCTGAAGACGATGTAGATGAAGATCTTGACATGAGTAAACTTGGTAAGGAAGCTGACGCTCCAACTATCAAAGAGACATCATACACTTCAAAGGAAGATACTTCCGTTGATGACGAAGATGATGATCTTGCTCTTTTTAAAGAGCTAGCTAAAGGCTAAGGAATGGGGCTTCGGCCCCATTCTCCACTTTGGAGATATATTATGAAAAAAGATTACGAAAATCTTTCGGACTTTGATTTTGGCTTTAGCTTTATCGATGATGAAATCGAAGAAGTAAAAGAAACTGCGAATAAACTCAAAACAGAAAAAGTCGAGAGTCAAGCAGCAATAACAGATTACCAAGAAAGACTTAATAGACTTTACAATTCTATGGCACCTTTCTTAGATAATCTCTGCAAAAATCCAGAAAAATCGACAATTTATTGGCCTGATCGCGTACAGAAGATTCAGGCCTATAAGGATAAATTACTTTCAATTGTAGAGGGAAACTAACATGAGTCTATTAGACAGGTTGGTCAAAAACAGTACTATCAAACTGACTTCGTCACTTGATACTTCAAAGGTTTTTGGCAAAAAAGAAATGGCTCCAACGCAAGTGCCGATGGTAAATGTGGCGCTATCTGGAAGAATTGACGGAGGTCTATCTCCAGGTCTTTTGTTACTTGCAGGCCCATCCAAGCACTTCAAATCAGCATTCGCTCTGCTTATGGCAGCTGCCTATTTGAAAAAGCATGATGATGCGGTTCTTCTTTTTTACGATTCGGAATTTGGTACTCCGCAATCGTATTTTGAGTCGTTTGGTATTGAAATGAATCGAGTAATTCACACTCCTATCGTGAACGTTGAAGAACTTAAATTTGACATCGTAAAGCAACTTGACAACATCGAAAAGAAAGATAACGTTTGTATCGTTATTGATTCAATTGGTAACCTTGCATCTAAGAAAGAAGCTGATGACGCGCTTGACGGTAAGTCTGTTGCTGATATGTCTCGAGCAAAAGCACTGAAATCTCTATTCCGTATCGTTACACCTCACCTCAATCTCAAAGATATTCCTTTGATTGCAGTGAACCATACATACAAAGAAATTGGTTTGTTTCCCAAGGATGTGGTATCTGGTGGTACTGGTATCTACTACTCCGCAGATGCCATTTGGATCATCGGTCGCCAACAAGATAAAGTTGGTACTGAAATCCAGGGCTATCACTTTATTATCAATATTGAAAAGTCTCGCCATGTAAAAGAAAAATCTAAGATTCCAATTAGTGTATCTTGGGAAGGCGGTATTGTAAGATGGTCTGGTTTGATGCAAGTCGCTGAAGACGGTGGATATTTGCGCAAACCAAAGGTTGGTTGGTATGAAGCTATGGATCCATCCACGGGTGAAATTATTTCTGAAAAGCTTATGCGAGCAAAAGAAATCACGAACAACTCTGAGTTCTGGCAGAAAATGCTTGATAGTACAAACTTTGGTGAATATATCAAAAATAAGTACACGATAGGTGCATCTGGAAGTATCATGAGAGATGATGCTATTGTAGAAACTGAAGACTATTCTTCAGAAGACGATGATGATGAATAGTTGTTGACAAATATAAATCTAAGATATATAATGTTAACATCTATACAATATCAGAAGGTTAAAAATGCTAGAAAAGACCATACTATCAAATCTGGTACTGAATGCAGAATACTATCGTAAAGTATTTCCTTTCATCAAGGAAGACTATTTCGAAGAAAACAGTATCAAAAAAGTCTTTTCAACTTACTCAGAATATGTAGAACAGTATAAAGAGCCTCCTTCATTGGAGGCTCTTAAAATATCTCTGGATAAGCGAAAAGATCTAAATGAAACCTCCTACAAAGACGTAATGGAATTTGTTGGAGAGATCTCAATTGATGAAAATACAAACGCAGATTGGCTCGTAACAGAAACAGAAAAGTTCTGCCAGGATAAAGATCTATATAACTCAATCAGACGTTCTATCTTGATCCTAGATGGCCAAGATAAAGAATATGATAAGGGTTCCATTCCAAAGCTACTGTCGGACTCTCTGGGCATTAGCTTTGACTCTAGTGTTGGCCACGATTTTCTTGAAGATTATGAAGGCCGTTTCGAATATTACCATCGTAAAGAAGAACGACTTCCATTTGATATTGAACTAATGAACAAGGTAACTAAGGGCGGTCTTCCTCGAAAGTCGATGACTGTATTACTTGCTACGACTGGTGGTGGTAAATCTCTTTGTAAATGTCACATCGCAGCTTCAAGTTTGATGTTCGGTAAAAATGTTTTGTATATCACTATGGAACTTGCAGAAGAAGAAGTTGCTAGACGTATTGATGCTAATATTATGGATGTAACTCTTGATGAAGTTAAAGAACTTCCTCTCAAGACATTTACTGCACGAATGGATCGTTATAAGAAAAAGACCACTGGAAAACTTGTGATCAAAGAATATCCAACTGGTTCTGCTCACGTTGGTCACTTTCGTCATTTGCTCAATGAACTGCGTATGAAAAAGAATTTTGAACCAGATGTTATTTTAGTAGATTACTTAAATATTTGCGCATCATCTCGAGTAAAAGGTGCTGCAGCTGCTAACTCTTACACATTAGTAAAATCCATCGCAGAAGAAGTTCGAGGTCTTGCAATGGAATTTAATTGTGCTGTAGTTACATCATCACAGTTCAATCGTGGTGCATATGATAGCTCTGATGTAGAACTTTCAAATACGAGTGAAAGTATGGGTATTACTCACACTGCTGATGCCATCTTTGCTTTGATTACATCTGAAGATCTAGATGCTCGTGGGCAGCTCATGATCAAGCAATTGAAAAATCGTTGGGGCGATCTTAGTTACTATAAAAGGTTTGTAGTCGGAATTGATAGATCTCGTATGAAATTATACGATTTAGAAGATAACGCGCAAAACGATGTTCAAAATGAAATACAAAAGAATATAGGTGCACCTCAAAATAACAGTAACAATAATAACGACGACTCGGCACTTTTTGATAAAACATCGTTTGGCACAAGCGTAAACGATAAACGTAAAAAACTTTTTCAAAATAATGGAGAATTGATGTGAGCTATGTTACAAAAGAAGTTGAAGGCAAAAAGGGAATTTTCGAAACTACTACCGAAACGTTTATCATTTATAACAAAAAAACTGATAAGGATATTCAAACTGTTGCACGTAAGCTCAATCTTGGAAGCGGTTTCAATGGCTGGACACCTCAATTCTTTGCAGGTATAAATAATAATGAATAAAAATATTGAGGCTTACTATGCTATCGTTCAAGCAATTCATGAAAGAAAACGAAGAAGAAATGACAATAGGTGAAGTGCAAAAAACTCTCGAGTCTCTCGGCTATACAACTAAACTAGT